TCCGAACCCCAGACTTTCTGAAAGAAACTCTTATCAAAGTTATCTTGATCTACCATGATTTTGATAAGAAGGTTTGCGGTCGTCAAATTCATAGTGATACAACTCCAATGGAATATGCACCTCAGTTTTAAGTAGCTTTCTGTTGTGGATCTGCAAAGCCCAATGATAATCTTCTTGTTTCCATACGTCAGGGAATTTAATATGCCGGACTAGCTCACGTTTCATTACCGCTAAGTGATTAGGGAACTGTAGAAATTATAGTCAATGGGTCTGATTCTTTTTTAGATGGTGGACTGTCAATAGGGAAGAAGAGAGAAGATCTTGTGAACAAGGCGAATGGTAAATATTTATGTTTTCTGGATGATGACGAAAGCATCGCTCCTAATTACTTAGAAGTATTGGTGGGACTTTGTCGGCAAGATATGGATGTTTGCACCTTCAGGAATATTTCAAAGCTGGATAACTTTTGGATGATCGTGGATATGAGTTTAAGTCATTCAGAAAATGAACAGGGGAGGCATAACGGGATAGTGTATCGTAAACCGTGGCAAATTTGCCCTGTTAAATCTGAATACGCAAAACGTTATGCATTTGAAGATATAAGCTATGGTGAAGATTGGAAATGGTTTGAACAAGTTTTAAAGCATTGTAACACAGAGGCAAAAACACAATCTGTTATTCAACAATACAATTATTCAAGTAAAACAAGTGAAGCAGATAAAATAACTAATCATGTACAGTCAGAACTCAGAGGAGAAACACATTCTTGAATACTTCGGTGACTACGTTGGGACGTTCCTTGACTTAGGGGCCAATGACGGGGAAACATTTTCCAACACACGCGCACTAGCTCTGAAAGGGTGGAAGGGTATTCTAATTGATTGCAGCCCTACGGCGGTGAGTCGGTGTAAAGAACTGTACAAGGATTTCAAGGGAATATACGTCTACGACTATGCGATCTATAAACACAATGGCAAGGAGATATTTCAGAACTCCGGGGCGTTATGTACTCCTGCCGATACTGGGTTGGTTGGTACTTTCTATCAACACGAAAAGGAAAGGTTTTCTCGGAAAGTTAAGTATGAACCTATTGAGGTTAAGACGTTCCGATGGAAGACCGCATTAAACAGATGGAAGATAAAAGAATTTGACTTTGTGTCAATCGATATCGAAGGCGGGGAAATGAACGTCATTCCAGAAATGGACCTATCCAAAACACGCTGTTTTTGTGTGGAGTGGAACGGGAAGACTGAACTAAAGGAAGCCTATGAGAAATATTTGGACGGGTTCACGGTCATTTATACGTCAGCCGAAAACATCGTTTATGCCAGAGTTTGATATTAGTCTTTACGACGATGAGTTTTTCCAATGGCACGTAACCCATGCCCGTAAATACTCTATGCGAACAATGGATTGGTACATTCAAAAATACCGTCCGGATTCGGTGGTAGACTTCGGCTGTGGGATAGGGAGTTATTTAGAATCAGCTTATGACTACGATATAAAGATAAAAGGCTATGAGATTTCGTTAGACGCCTTCCGCTACACCCCTGAATTTATCCGGCCTTACATTGAATACAGAGACTGCACCGAAGTGATTAACTGCGGGATCTTTGATACGGTGATAAGTTTTGAAACCGCCGAACATATTGAACCGGAAGGCACTAACCAATTCATTTTGAACCTTGTAAACGCTACCGGTAAAACACTACTATTCACAGCAGCTCCCCCAGGTCAGGAGGGAACCGGTCATATCAACTGTAGAACTCGGGACTTCTGGATGATGGAGTTAAGTGACCTCCTGATTTACAATGATATTTTAACGGGGGAGATTTCAGAGGCATGGGAGAAACTTGGGGCCCCTTGGTATATTGTTAAGAATCTAATGGTATTCAGCCGATGATAATTGTCAATTTCTCCACCCAACATTACCACGTTTTACAGCGACGATTACGGGACTCATTACACGGCCACAAACTAATGCTGTTTAATGACTACGGTCAAATCAGAAGCCCAACGCACAAGGAAAGCCCGTATCAATTTAAAATCCATGCCATAGAAAAAGCATTCACGCGGGATGACGTTGTTTTATGGTGTGACGCTTCTTTATGGAGGGTGGGGGACATTTCCATAATTGAGAACATCATAAAGAATGAAGGGTACTTCATGGAGGAAGCCGGGGCATGGACAGGGCTTTGGACAAACCAATTCACTAGGGACTATTTCAAGATGACAGAAGAGGAATTACAAGTACCTGGGGGGATGTTCATGTTTGCTGCTGGATTCTTGGGGCTGAATAAGCAGAACCCCACGGCTATGGAATGGTTCCGGCAGTGGAAGGAGTCTGCGCTTGCAGGATGCTTTAGAGGCTCATGGGAGGACCACAGGCACGATATGACTTGTGGGTCGATCATCGCTCAGAGAATGGGAATGAAGTTCCACCGGGGGCAGACACACATGGCCTACGTTGGGTTTCAATATCCGCCAGCACCTCCGGGTGTAGTATTTAAACTCAAAGGATATATATGAGAATTCTTCTAGCGTGGTGGTTCTGGATAACGAATAGGAACAATGAATTAGCACAAAAGAGGCTTAAAATCTGTTCGACGTGCGAGTTAAGAAAAGCCTTTGTCTGTGGAGTTTGTTACTGCCCCTTACAAGCAAAGGCAAGACTTAACGATGAAATATGCCCTCATCCCAAGGGCGACAAGTGGGAAAGCTATTTACAAAAATAAAGCCCAAACTTTTCCAGGGTCTGGGCTTCGTGGTTTTTTTACCTTCACTTTATGGATATGACAAGTGAACATGACAAATATCACAATTTAAATGCCATTTAAAAAATGCGTTTAGCAGCGGTGTACAACACATGGGGTGATGTCGATTTACTGGAATTATCCATAAAAAACATCCGGCCGATGGTTGAAATGGTGATTGTAATTTTCTCCACTACGTCAAATTTTGGGGAAAGATTGCCACAAGATGAGCCGGATGGAAGCGCATTTAAATTCCCTGACGGTTGCCCTATATTTTTTAGACAGCGGGAGCCGGACTTAAAAAAGACCCCACGGGAAAATGAAACAGCGAAGAGGAATTACGGTCTTCATTTCGCGCGTGAAATGGGGGCTACCCACTTTGTGACGATGGACGCTGATGAATTTTATGATCCTGACGAATTTAAAGACGCTAAAGAATGCATTCAAAACCCTGATTACATAAAAGGATTTGTAGTAAAATGCCAGACCTATTTTAGAAGCCCGACCCTAACGATAGGCTACGATATTACGCTGGTTCCTTTCATACACGAGCTTACCCCGACAATAAAGCACACGTTCAACAGAAGCTATCCCTATGCTTGGCAGGGGCCACAGATTAGGATCGACCCTACCAGAAGCCTTAATATTAATTCAGGGGTTCAGTTGACTGACTTTACGATGTTTCATTTTTCGTGGGTCAGAACTGATTATAGAAGGAAAATAAGGAACAGTACGGCTAAATCAAATCTGGAACGATCTACAATATTGGAGGATTTAAAGAACGCTAAGGCCGGTTATTTTTGCACTTACTACCAGAAAACATTGGTTGAATGTGAGAATAAATTCCATATCCCTGAAATATTAGGCGTAGATAAGTCCCTTATGTGATCCGTGTTTGTATAAAGCACATTTCAAACAATTACGGGTTAATCCTTTAGCTCTGGCAGCAAAACTGATGCTTTCATAAAATACACCCATTTCAGTATCAAGGATTAGTTTTGATTTTGGATGCCGTGAACCAGAAACGGCAATTCTGTTCAAAATATCGAATGAGTGCTTTATATTTTCAGCACGACTAACCCATTCCAAATTATCTACTCTGTTATCAGTTTTGATTCCATTCTTGTGATTAATCTCATTTTTGGTCAAGTCACGGGTTGGGATAAATGTAATAGCAATCAAAATATGAACTTTTATAGCCGTTTGATCTCCACCTTTACATAATCTCACCTGTGGATACCATCCCTTACCATCAGGTTTGAGGAATCTATTTTTGATGTGTGAGAATATAGATCCTTCTTCTGTGGCTGAATAATAGCCCTCAAATCCGGGTATAGGTTTCATTGGGAAATAATGGTACTTGTTTTTAAAGGTACAAATATTAAGTTTTGTCTGAAAGGGCACGGCCTCTTTTATCCCAGACTATGGCGACTTGGACGAAGATTTACAACAGCATAGTACAAAATTTATGGCGACAGCCAACCCGAAGCACAAACCTAGCTGAAGGCACATACCTCCCTTACTTCAACAACGATAACTTTCCTTTACAGTGGCACGATGCGATTTCTAAAAGTCCTTCCGCTACTTCGTGTATTTCTACTATCCAGGATTTCTTGGAAGGGTCGGGGTTCTCTCCTGACGAACTTGAAAATCTAGTAGTTAATTCCAGAGGGGAAACGTTCTTCCAGGTGCATCAAAAGACCTGTAAAGACTTCGGAGAGTTTGAAGGGTTCTATTGGCTGTTGCGCTATAATCGACTAGGGAAAATCACAGACTGGGAAGTACTGCCTTTTGAGAATTGTAGACTAGGGAAACCAGACGCGAGGGGTTACATATCAAAGATTTTATACAATCCCTATTTCGGGACCAATGACTACACAACCGTAAACAAGGAAACTACAGTTTACGACTGCTACGATCCCTTACAAGTCACCGCTCAAATACGCGATCAGGGGGACGCCTTCAAAGGTCAGGTTTACTTCTGTGGCACGACCACGGCGCTGAGTCGATTCTATCCGATGCCAATGGCCTACTCTGCTTTGAAATGGTTCAAGGTTGAGGCAGGGGTGCAGGATTACTACGAAGACCACATTAACAACGGGCTGCTAATACCTTACATCTTAGTAAAATTTGGGAACCCTAATGACCCGGTGAACAACCCGGAGGGCGACAGTACAGAAAAGCCACAGACGGTAGCAGAAGCATTTGACGATGTGATATCTGAGAACTTCATGGGGGCTAAGAGTGTGGGGACGACGATGGTCCATTGGGTGAATAACAAAGAAGAAAAACCGGAGATAGTTCCACTTCCGACTAACGCTAATGGCGATCAGTTTTTAGCCATTGACCAACAAGCCATAAAGAAAATTACCGTGGCGTTTAAGGTTCCTGCGATACTTGCGAACATAAACGAAGGGGTTTCTTTGGGTG